ATGCTGGTGCCCAGGCACCGGAATCAAAACCTGCTGCCTCTGAACCAGCAGACCAGGATACGACCGCTTATGCATCGTGGCTCTCAAAGGGTTACGATGCGGTGTTATAACAATGCTCGTACTCCCTACATTCGCAGACAGCTTTGCGCAGTTCAGTTACCAGGCCACCATTGACGGCACTGTGTATACCCTCCAGTTCATCTGGTCAGATAGGGCCGCATCCTGGTACCTGTACATACAGGAGAGCGACGGCACACCTATAGCATCAGGGATTCGCATCGTTGTAGATTTGCCTTTGACATTCCGCAAGCAGGACGCGAGGTTACCGCCTGGGTTGATATTGGCGCTTGATGTATCTGGCAATAGTCAGGAGATACAACAGCAGTCAGACCTGGGTGACAGGGTCAGGCTGTACTACATCCCTCCAGACGAGGCAGTGGTGACACCTGATACAACAGGACCACGACTAGTGAGCATTATACCGCAATGAGTCTGCTCTATCTCAACCGGACTGTACAACTACGCATAGGGCCACCAGGCGGCGGCCCTGCTGGTCAGTTTGGCAGAGAGTGGTCTATACCGAAGATAGAGTTTGATATCGAAAGGAACCTCGGCAAAGAACCGAACACCTGCAGTATCTCATTGTGGAATCCTGACCCTGTCAGTGTGGGCGTCATCACTGCAGCAGGTGCCACAGTGCAATTGCTGGCAGGTTACCAGGCTATACCTACACTGTTGTTCAGCGGCGATATACCCAAACGGGGCGTCACGATAGAACAGAGTAGGACTGACAGGGTTGTCACAGTAGAAGCTGGTGATGGTGAGCTGCCGTACAAGACCGCGCGGTTTGACTGGCATTTTGTCGCAGGTACAGACAACAATACTATCCTATCTGCAATCCTAGTCAGCATGGGTCTAGGCTTGGGCCCAGGTTCGCCAACGCTACCACCAAAAGTGTACAACTCTGATGTGACATTTTTCGGGCCAGCCAGAGAAGCGCTAAATGAGATAGTCACTGACGTTGGCGCAACCTGGTCAATCCAGGATGGCAACGTTGTGATACTGCTGACAGACGAGCAGACAACGGCAGAGCAAGCAGCGTTCCTCACACCAGGCACTGGACTGATAGGCTCACCCACTAGGACGGACGAAGGTATCAATGTTCAATCGTTGCTAAACGGATTGATACGTCCGGGCAAACTATTGTCAGTTGTATCAAGATCTATCATTGGATTTTTCAAGGCAGTCAAGGTGCGGCACTCAGGCGACAACTGGACCGGCGACTTTTTCACTGAAACTGAGGCTATACCACTAGGTATCTCATGAGACGTAGCAGAAGCCATTCTGAGGGCCTACAGACCCTATGTGTAGGTGGGGCTAAGCCATTGGCTTGTAGGTCCTCAGAATGGCTTCTGTGCCCTCTCAGAGGCATTGACGGATGACTACCAGGGGTACAACACCAGAGACACCAGCTGCCATCCGATTTGCCATCACGCAAATGGACAAGCAGCAGTGGCATGCTCTGCCAGCTACAGTGGTGTCGTACGACCCAGCCACCCAGCAGATCAGGGCGCAACCCTCTGTCAGAGTGATAGTGCCTGTCAACGGTCAGGATGTACCACAGGCTCTGCCTATTGTTGGCGGAGTGCCTGTGATATTTCCAGGTGGTGCAGGGTACAGCATCACGTGGCCACTGCTACCGGGCAATGATGTATTGTTGATTGTATCAACGGTTGCTATTGATGCATGGCTTGGACTGGGGTCACCTGACACCATCCCGCAGAACCGCAGGCGCAACAGTCTGTCAGATTGCTTTGCCATCCCTGAAATACGGCCAACGGCTAGACCGCGCGCCTCTGCCTCTGGAACGAATATGAGGTTGGGTCTAGATACTGGAGTCACGGAGATAGAGATAACACCTACAGAGGTGCTGCTAGGCAGCAGGGTAGCATCTGACTTTGTAGCTCTAGCTAGTCTGGTACTGGCAGAGCTTGGCGCCATTGTGTCAGATTTCAACAGCCACACCCACCTTGAGACAGGGGCTACGACAGATCCGCCACTACCTCAGATGATAGCACCATCATCTGTCGCAGCAGGGAAGGTCAAGGCAGTCTAATGGCAGCATTTGATTTACATCTAAGTGATGCGCACGATGTCTACCTAGACGAGACAGGTAACCTTGCCCTGGTGACTGGTCCTGATCTGGTAGCGCAACGTCTTGATATCAGCTTGAATACACACCTTGGTGAGTGGTTGCTCGATACATCGTTTGGTGTCGACTATCGCGGTCAAATTCTGGTTAAGAACCCAGACTTTACCGTGATACGTTCTGTGTTTGCCGATGTTATCACAGGTACAGATGGCGTGTCTGACCTTCTGCAGCTGGACCTTGATACCGATGACCAGCGTGGACTGCTGGTGGACTTCCGCGTACTCACTACAGATGCTGACATACTGGAGGCAGAAGGTGGGTTGGTGCCAGTGGAACAGGAGTTGATATCAGAGTCATTGTCGTCAGTGATGTTATTGCTACTGTTCAACACTCGTAAAGCACCGATAGCGCGAGGGTTTATGTGATGGCTGGTCTTGAAGCAACAGGCCTAACAATCAAGACATTAAACCAACTATTGTCCGATATGCGTACCGCTGCGCAATCAACGGATTCGCTGGGCCCAGGTGCAGCCGTAGGGCCTGACTCTGTGCTGGGTCAGATAATCGGGTTGTTTGCCGCAGAGCTAGCACTAGTATGGGAGTTGTCGCAGCAATTGTATGATGCTAGAGACCCTGACCAGGCAGAGGGCGAGCAGCAGGACAACATTATCGGATGGACTGGACTGGTGCGCAAACCAGCCACCGAGACAGAGGGTACGATCACAGCCAATGGTACACCTGGTACTGTCATCCCTGCAGGCTCTATTGTGCGAGTGGTCGACAATGGCCCGCGCTTCCTAACCCTTGTGGAGTCTACTATTGCAGGTGGTGGCTCTGTTGACATAGCTGTAGAGGCAGAGGAAACAGGACCAGTAGAGGTTTCAACTGGTACAGAGTTTGATATTGTTACTGCTGTGTTCGGTTGGTCTTCCGTGGATGATGCAACGGCAGACTTTGAAACGGGGCAGAACGTAGAGACAGACCCAGACGCTAGGCTACGTAGAGAGCAATCGCTACAGGTGATAGGCGCTGGTCCTGACCAGGCCATTAGGGCTAGGTTGGCAGAGCTAGACGAAGTGCAACAAGTTGTTGTGTTCTCCAACCGCACACTGATAGATGACGAGACATTGTCACCTGTGCAGCCTGGCAAATCATTTCGGGCTGTCATCTGGCCGGACACAGCCGATGCAGAGCCGATAGCCCAGGCCATATGGGATACGGAGCCTGCAGGTATAGAGCCTAGTGGCGGGGAGCTGGTGGTTGTTATTGACGACCAGGGGTTTGACCAAGTCATCGGGTTCAGCTACGCGGGTGAGCAACAAGTGCACGTCAAGGTGACAGTCACCACAGGCAGCGACTATCCGGCAGACGGTGACGACCAGATAGCAGCGGCAGTGATAGCCTACGGTGACACACTTAACATAGGTGATGATGTCATCCTGATAGCTGTCAGCTGTGCAGTTGTGTCAACTGTACCCGGTATCCTGACTGCTGAGATTCTCGCGAAGATTGGCGGCACACCTGGGCCGGGTGATGACAGCAACATTGCTATCAACAAAGAACAGATTGCTACAATTGATAGTGGTAATGTGACAGTGGTGAGCAGCTGACAATGGCAGTAGACTACATACCAGATCACCCAGAACGGGCAGAAGAGAACAGGCTGTCACAGTTCGACAAGTCGACCCTTATCAAAGCAATAGTCAAGCTTGGTGTCGATGAAGTGCAACTGCTTGAAGACACATTGTTTGCTTTGGTTTGGGAGTCGCTGGTTGACACTGCACAGGGCGCACAGCTCGACCAGTATGGTAAGCTGTCGGGCGAACCTAGGGAAGGCCTGATAGACAAGGAATACCGCAACCTTATCAAGGTCAGCTTACGTGCCAAGCGGAGCAACGGACAACCAGAGGTCAT